TTATTTGATATACCCCTCTCATTTTAGTTATTCCTTGGAGGTTGTATTCTATGGGGTGCCATTCACTACTCAATTTTTGTTCAATGATGAATGTGTCCTCTTTTTTATGTTTGTTGTTTTTAATTCTGCCTTTGTATGTTACTCTGATAATTGCTGATCCTTTACGATTTGCTGTCCTGCACTGTTTTAGGTAGGGTACTTTCTTATGTAGCTGTTTTGGTTTTAATCCCCATTTTAGTATCTCCTTAGGGTCTCCCTCTGTAAGATTACATACAAAGCAGTAATCCTCGCTTGGAATAAGTATTAATTCTAATACTTGAGGTTTGTCTATGTTTTGTGAGTTAAATATCATATAGTTTCCTTTGTATTGTTTTTTCCAGTCATTCATTTTTATTGCACTCCTATTGTTAATTGTATGCTTATTAGGAACATTGCTATTGTCATTAGTATTGTTACGACTGCTCCTGTGTTTACTCTCATCCATTCACCGTTCGTGTCTCTTATTTCAAGGTGCATGTTAGATCACTCCTTTTAGTTTTAGTTTTTCTATTAGGCAGTATGTTTCGATGTTTTGTTCTCGTACTGCTCTTAGGTATTCTCGTTCTGTTTCTAATCCTATGCCTTTGTTGTCGTTTATTGCTTGGTTTAGGTCTTCTATTATGGTGTTTAGTTGGTTTTGTGTTTTTTCCAGTGTTTTTGTTATCATAATTAATCATCATCCTTTATTGGTTGTATCGTTTTTTGTATATATCATAATAATAATAATAATAATAATAATAATAATAATAAAAAATTATTATAATATATATAATATAAACGATTTTGAAATGTATTACAAATATTACAAAAATGTAAAATCTAATATTTGCATATTTTCCCATCAGGCTCACTTTGTGTACGCTCACGTAATTTATAAGGCACTTGTTTTATTTCATTTTTATACTTTGCTATAAACCGGCTAATCTGCTTCGGTGTTAATGTTGTTTCATTGTTTATCTTGGTTTCCATTTCTTTTGATACATTACCGTGTAGGTTTATTTGTTTTGAAAGTGTTTCCATGTATTTTTGTATTTCTGGATATGCTGGGTCTTCTGTCATTTGTATTACATTTTCCTTGTTTTTGTAAAACATTTCATCGTCATTTTGTAATACATTTTGTATTACATTTTTGCCGTTTTTGTAAATTTTCTTTACATTTTCATCGTTTTTGTAATACAAATTTTTTTCATTTTGTATTACATTTTCTTTGTTTTTGTAAAACAATTCTGGTTGTTCCTCAATCTCGTAAGACAAATTCATATTTTGATAAGCTGTACTTATCATGTTATTTTTAAGTTCATCACGGTACCCTTCTAGTAAATTAATGCACTCCTCTACGATGTTAATCTTAGATATTATGCTTGCATTTAGTTTGTTCTCGCTGAAGTAATCTATTGCATTTCGTGTGTATTCTGATTTTGTTAATCCGCTTTTGTTGATCTTTTGGATTTGTTCTTCTGTTAGTCTTACTGTTATGGTTATTGTCATTTTTTCCTCCATGTTTTTAAAAAAATAGATTAAATGGAGTTAAAAGGATTAATGATATAAAAGTAATAAAAATAGTAATTTATATAAATTATCAGTTGTAAAAATAGTAACTGGTAATCATATTTGGTTACTAAGGATTTATTACTCTTATTTTGTGTTAATTTATATCGGTTGGTAGCTCGTATTTTTTAACACAGGTGATTAATCCTTTTAAGTCATTAATCTTGTTTTCGTATTTTAACAATTTTTTCATTGTTTTCATCTAAGCATACTTCCATTGTTATGTTAGTTCCATGCTCAAATTTCATTATATCCCTTATAATAGGGTTTATTGAGAGGATTAATGACTTAGGTCTTCTGTGTGAAGCTCTTCTGATTTTTGCTTCACTTTTGTATATTGAAGTCATTTTTTTTATCCTCCTTAGTAACTTACTTTGTAAGTTACACTATTATATATAATACTCCTAGTATATAAAGCTTTACATATACCCACTTTTATAAGTAACATCATAATCCTTCTTATACGATTTAAACACGGTAATAGTCTTCAATAATTTTTTATACTGTTTATACTCCGTCTTAGTTAATAACACGCCATCAGCACCTACTTTCTGACCTTTCTTAACCTGCAACATAAAACCCACCTCCACAAATACTATAACAAGAAACTAGGAGTACTAAAAAAAAATAGAAGAATATATGTACAACAAAAGATCATACATACTAACTGTAAGAAATAACATTTACAACTTACAAAAAAAATGCGAATAAAACACAATACTCTTTTTATAATCCACCTTTATATTATAAAAGGTTTTATGTCTTATGTTCAATCCTTTTTTTGTAATTATGTGTTTTTCTTATGTAGTTTGTTATCAAAAAATTGGGAGGAGACTCTTAAATCATAATGTCCTGTCCTTTAATCGCATTTAGGCTTGGCAAAATGATTATATAGGGGTTTCCTCCTTTTTTTTTATTGTATAGTTATTTTCTTCCCTATTTTTTAGTACGGTTCTTGTACGGTTATTATCTTGTTTCCACTTAATATTTAAATTATTTGGTATAACAGGGCTTATTCTCTTTTTATTTCTCATTTGGGGGCTTATTAGTTATCATTTCCCCCCGTATTACTTATCAGTACCCCCCGTATAAACGACAATAATTGCAACTAAAAAAAAAAGAGTAGCATAAAAGATCAACATTATAAAAATAGTAAAAATTGTAATTATAAAAGAATTACAAGCCCTCCAGGAAAAAAAGAATGCTTACAAGAAAAAAACCACTGAGAACAGGTAATCCCCTCCCCTTTTTTCCAACTGATAAAAAAAAGGAGTTTATACAAATAAAAATATATGAATAATATATTTTGGATAAGATATATTAAATTTCTTTTGTATCAACTAATAATAAAATAATTATCCTAGCATAAAATTGTTGGTATGAGTAAAATAATAACTTTATTATTCCATATAACTAACGTGAATATATTTAAAAATATTAGTTAAATCAATTTTAAAATTATTTAATTTTACTAAAACATATTATATTTTATTCTATTTTTTCCACCATAAACAGGCGAAACGGGTAAGACTGGAAAATAGGATTATTCCTTTACCCATTTTTCCCGCTACTAATATATTTATAGTTCCTTACTTAAAAAGTTTAGCATTTCTTCTAGTTTGTTAATTCGAGTATTGCTTTCCTCCTTATACCGTCGAAGTTCTGTTAATTCTCTGCGTTCCCTGCTATCAACATCAACATAGGTAACTTCTAAGGTGAACGTAAGTTTATTCATAATACGTGCATATTTCTGCCTTAAACGTTCAGGATTAGCAAAATAATAACTGCTCTGAACACGGTTCAAGCTATGCCCAAGTAGAAACTCAGTACTTAGGAAGTCCACATCATTACCAGTAAGAGTAGTTGCAAAATACTTTCTTAGTGCATGTGGATGAAAATGTCGCCGGTGCTCTTTCCAACCCATACCTAGCTTAGTATTCAAGTTTCGGAAGTTCTTACTAATAGTATCCGGTTTAACGTTAAATAATAGTTTGTCTCTGCTCAGTTCCTCTTTGCTTAGTCTTTCCATCAGCATTTGTATTATATACAGGCTACTTTCGTGGCTGTTGAATGTTATATGGTTTATTCCTGTTTTCTGGTCTATTATGTTCCACGTGGGTATGATGACTCGTTGTTTTCTTAGTTCCTGTAAATCTGATAGTACATTGTCTGTGTTACTGTGCTGGTCTCTGGTGGCTTCTAGGAAGTCGTCTATTGTTAATCGTGCTACATCACTACGACGTAAACCACTACTTGCGATAAAAGTTATCAATGCTTTGTTTTTTGTCCTGCTATGTAATATAGCATTCTTTATTTCATCACTAGTAGGTATGTCCTCAAAGGTTTCAGTGCTGGTTACACGGATAGGAGGCAATACAGGAATAGTAATATCATAGTGCCTGTATATTTTACATATCATAGCAAGATACATCTTAATAGTATTACTGCTGAATTGTTTATCTTCCTGGAGGTGTACACGATAATTTACTAGTCTGGTTTTTATTTGTCTTTTACTGGTTTTGTTTATGTTTTCTTCGTCTTGTTCTGCTTCTCGTATTAATTCTGTTATTGTGGCTTGTTGGTAGGTGGTGTAGTCGTTTAGTGCTGATGTGTATGTCTTGAGCGTGTTTTCGCTCCAGTTGTAGAGTATTCTCATTTCTTGTAGTGTTTTCTTGTTGTTTGTTATCATAGTATTATATTAGTATTTACTTAGTATATAAAAGTAAAAAAAGCAAGCTTTATATATAGTTAAAAAGTAATGAAGTTTACTTTTATACACCAGTTTTAACATACTTTCAGCTAGTGTTTGTAATACTCATATTCTGCCATAAAAGTATAAAAAAATGGGAGGTGATACACCACATCAATACCGATTGTGGCGAGATAAAAAAAAACATGTCTCCTCTTTATTTTTGTTCTTATTTCCTCAACTACAACAAAGTGTCATAGCGTCATAGGACAAAGAGACATACTCCTTTTTATCTTATTGTACAAAGCCCTTACCATTATCATAATTAATAATTTCCCTAGGGTCTGTAACATCAAACTTATATCTTAATTCGTTAATTAACACTTGTACTTCGATAATAACATCAGACTCATGCAAAGTATACAACCTATTCACAATCTGCTGTGCTTTCTCTATTTTCTCTGCTATCTGGTCCAATGTTATATGTTCCTCTACTGTGTCAAGGTAGTGTGCTAATAGTTCAATATCTGCTTTATTATCAGGGTATTCATTTTTTAGTTGGTTTATTATTTTTAAATCCACGGTTATTCCTCCCTTATACTTTTGTTATTATACATATACTCTTTTGGCTAATACCGTTAAGATAACTTTGTTGTGTTCCAAAGCTTCGTGATTCCATATAACCACAGTAAGCCGGACTGTTACACTTATTACCAAGACTATTAGCAACAGTTAAATTAGAATTGTTAGTATTTACTGTTTTAAGAATACTGTAATGACCATAACGGTTACGATATAACTCATGATGGAATACTGCTGTATTATCAGCACTCATTAACTCACCATACTTTTTATATCTTTCCTTTTGATTACTTCCTAAGTCAGAGAAGTTTTTCCATGTTACATTTAACTTAATACCTTCATTTTTTGCTATTTTGTATATTGCTGTTTCTAGTCCGCTGTGTCCTGTTCCTGCACTAGTGGTTCCAGCATATCCTGCAATTGTGGCTTCACTGTATCCTGTTATTCCAAATTTTCTCACGCCTTGTTTTATGCTGTGGGGACCACATCTAGTTGAATTTGATTGCCCTAAACAATCCCCTCCACTTTTTTCGCATAGTTTATTATTAGTGTATACTCCAGTAGTGTTAATTTTTATCTGACTATTACTTGCTAATAGTTTTTTGTAGGTTACTGGACCAACAATACCATCAACTAATAATTTATTATTTGCTTGATAGGATTTAACACTACTTACTGTATTACTACCATATTCTCCATCGACACTACTAGTATAATAGCCGAGTAGTTTTAGTTTTTGTTGTACTATTGTTACATATACATTACTTGTACCTTTTTTTAAACTTTCTTGTTCTGTTAGTGAAGATAATTTGTTTAGTGTTTTACAGGTTTCTGTTCCTATCCAACCATCAACCACTAAACCGCAGGCTTTCTGAAAATTCTTTACACTAGTAACTGTGTAACTGCCATAATCTCCGTCTACTAGTCCATCATAAAAACCGTATTGTGATAAGTATGTTTGTACCTGTTTTACCACGTCTCCATTACTGCCTTGTTTTAATTTAATCTTCGTACAATCTATTGTCATTTATTCCCACCATACCTTGAAATTATCTAGTTCTTCTAATACTTTACTATAACTACCATCATAAGTTATAGAACGGTCGTCAATGTACACATAAGCTTGAGGTTTCGTCATAGTAACAGCTGTTACATATTGATCTAGTTTATATTTTTCCAGCCACTCCCTTACCTTACGATTATCACGACAAGTGAATATCACTATATTATAATCCTTACTTATCTTCCTTAGAAAATATGCAACACCACTCTGAGGAGTAGAAAGGTTGTTTTCACCTTTCCAACCATCATACTTATTCAGTACACCGTCAAAGTCTATTGCCACTATCTTTTTATCTATGTCTTCCGTTTTCATGGTTTCACTCCTATTTTATCAAGTTCCTGTTTAATACTTTGATGTTCTGCTTTAACACGGTAGTATTCATTTGTGCCTTGCTCGGTTAGAATATACCTGTCCCGTATTAGTTGTTTTATCCGTGTTTGTGTCTTATAATACTTATCTAATAATTGTTTTACTTGTTTATTCGTATACTCAGTCATTCTTATACACTCCCGTATCTGCGTACGGTTTCATCACTGCTTGGTCTTTCCCATGCACCACCCATGCTCTGGAAGAAGTTAGTTAATAATGTCTTACGGTCTTCTGTTAATGTCCAGTTCAATTCTACTGCCACGTGTCCTCCATATGGCATAGTAATGTTACTTTCAGGTTGCCAACCAGTACTTAACCGACCATAACCAATATAATGTCGATTACGCACTCCTCCACTACTATTTAATACTAAAACACTCCCATCATACTGGCTTCTAAGCACAAAAGCCATGTAATGCCCTGAAATGTGCCATACAAAAGCATGACCTTTTTTCAGTTCACTAACAGCTACACTCTTAGGATTATTATATACTACTCTTGCTTTGAATCCATTGTTTTTTGCAGCTTTTGCTATACCATCTGGTCCGGTACCATTACCATTTGTTCCTGCTGCTTTTGCCAGTTTGCTTTCACTGTTATAATGCATTAATACTTGACTACAACAGGATAAACTAGTAGGTCCGCAAGTATAATTAGTATCCTGTGCGTCTCCTACAACATACAAGCCACATTTACCACCAGTTACACCATACTTGTTATCTTCGTAGCCTTTCCATGTTACCCAATGATCACCACACTTAGTCCGGTGATTAGGGAAGTCTATGATGTATGTTTCAGGCCATGCCCACCCATTATGTCTGACAAGCCATTGGTGAACACTTTCCGTAACGAAGTTCCACACGCCACGTTCCACCACGTTATAAGTCTGTGTGTCTGTACTTTCAAATGCTACATACTTTGCTAATTTGTAGTCAGTAACTTGCATAGTTTGGCTGTCTCGGTCGTACACTTTCTGATATTGCTCCTTAGTTAGGGTATAGGTTCGTGTGGTGTCTACCATTACAAAGTTTTTTCCCCATGCTTGCATACTTGCAACATTCGGTACACCATTATTAGTGTTTATTACTGTGTTGAATGGATTGTTTACTTCTCCAGTATTTATTACGGTTGGAGTAGTGCCATCTCCTGTAATAATAGTATTTTCCATATCAGCATTAGGATTTTCAACTAGTATACTATCTGAGTAAATATACTTGGTACTGCTTCCGGTCTTGTTACCATTTGTATATGTTTCCGTGATTACTTCTCGTTTAGTATGTGTATCCTCTGGTACTGTTCCACTTTCAGCAGTATTACTAGTTCCATCAGTATACTTAGTTACTGTTACTGTTCGGAGTAGTTTCTCTTTACCTAATGCACTTTTACTGTTATAATTCTTTATTTTTATGGAGCGTGTGGTTCCGCTGTGTGTCCTGTCCCCTGCAAATTTTAGGGTTACATCGTATTCTCCTTGATATGGTAATGTTGGAAATGTTCTGAATGCTCCGTTATGATCTGTTGCTGTCTTGAACACTTTTGCGTAGAAGGGTATTTGGTAGTAGTTGGTTATTGTCTTGGTGCTTATTACTTTGTTTGTAGTATCTGTTGTGGTGGGGGTTGTGGTTGGTACTACTGTTGTATCTGTAGTGTCTGGTGAATCAACATTAGTACTAGTACCTGAACCGAACAAATTAATTATTTCCTGAGCTATTTTATCACCAGTATAATCTGCTCGTTCCGGCTTTGTACCCTCATCACTACAAGCAGCCACCATATATATTTTGTTATCCGCTGCATACTTGGACGGATAGGCGAAGTAACCACCAGTTGGAACATCAGTTTGTGGGTTTCGTTCCCTTACTCGTTTATAACATCGTCCATCCTCGTGTACTGCGTCGCAACTATCATAAAAGTATGCGAGGATTACATCATTACCAAGATTACGGAACCGTGTACCTCTGTTATCCCATGATTGGAGACCTACTTCTTTAATATTGGTAGGGTCTATCCCATTCACTACACCCACGAGTACAGCATTTTTCTCGCCACGATTTAATAAAGCAACATATGCTTCTGCATACTCATTTGGTCCAATATTAGTTCTTCCGATTGGTGGTTGTACATTTATTCCTGCTGCTTTCATTTTACTGACGATATTGTTATATATTTGGCTATCCTTAGAGCTTGTATGGTCGAGTGTAACGTGTACTGGTCTGTTTTTGTCTAGTTTTCCAGGGTATTGTATTACCATTATCCTTGTCCTCCGTAGTCTGTTTGTTTATGCCAGCTGATGACTAATAATTGGTTACTGCTGCCTCTTGGTGCTTCGTCGTCTGTTGCTGTTATCCATTCTACCATCTTGTTTAGTGTTGTACTGGCGTATGGGTTGTTGTTGGCTGTGGCACTGGTTACATCATAGTTATCTGTTGGATTGTTACCGTTTCCTAGTAGGTTCTGGTAGTATACTGTGTTATTGTCTAGTCTGTATAGCATTACTGGGTAACTGGTTTGTCTTATACTAGTGCTGTTATTTAACTCAGTGTCTTTTGCATAACCTAGTATTACTGTGTAGTGGAAGCTATCGTATGGTTCGTTGTGTAGGTATTTGCTTATTTCCTCTGCTTTGTTCTGTATTATCCAAGTGTTCAGGTACTGTTTACATACCTTATGGTTCTTGATAGTGTTTATTATGTTTTCAAAGCTTCCATCACTACCTGTGAAATCGTTGAAACTATAAGCAAATCCGAGATTAAATAGGAGGGTGCTTATCGTGTAACCGTATTTCAGTTTTTCATCTGTTACCTTACAAGGTGTAAACCAGTCATATACTCCGATGTTGCTGGTATCAATATCCATATGTTCATAATACCTCATAGCAGTACTACTACCATTAATTTTTACCGCATTATAAGGACTTGTCTTGGTTGTGTAGGTAGTACTCATTAAGCTATGAAGATAAGCAAGATATGCAGCTCTTAACCAGTATAAGCTAATAGAATACTTATTTTTAACAGTGGTAGTGGTATCATCATAAACTACTGTCTCAGAGTACATGGTCATAACATTACTATTATCCTTATTAGCCAAGTTAGATTTAAAAGCATTTACAATAGCAGTCTCCACGTCAGCAACGTTAATATAATAATTCTTAAGAGCAGGATTAAATTCTGTTAATGTAATAGTGGTTCCTTGTACATCTTCAACATCTACTTTCTGAGTATGGCCTCCACCTATTACTAGCATGTGTCTTTTCTGAGTAGTATGTAACTCACTACTATTATGCCAATTTGTGCCATCATAATAAGTACACAGTGCCGGATTAAGAACGTTAGTCCATGACATATACGGCACCCAGTTTTCATATTTATATACTACATTCGCAGGATTCATATAAGCAATATTAGTATCTCTAACATCAACATACATCCAATCAGAAGAAGCACCATTATATCCTGTAACCCACTCTCTAAGAGCGACTACATGATACTCATTTGCGTCTTCGTAAATATGGTTATACTCCGCATCATCTCCTTGTAAATTATGAGGGTATATTCCAAGAAGAATAAAATTATTATAATTCAAATATCTTATCACGTTTTCTTGTGTAGCTTCAACTATTCTCACATTAAATCCTAACTGTTTCAATATTTTTTCTGCTGACGATAAACTGGTCCCACTGTCCGTTGTTCCCATTAGTTTCGCCAGTTCTGCCTCAGTATAATAATTGTACAACCATGACGTTATATTACTACAAGCAGCAGGTACACACGTCTCTCCATTTTGTATCTCATCACTTCCTATAAAATACATGTCTGGTAAATTATTTTTTCTATGGGTCTTTATATCGTACTCTTCGAATATGTAAAAGCTTGATGGATAATATTTTTTTCGTTCTTCGTAGTCCATTGGTTCGTAGATTAATGTTCGAGCGTCAGGGTAATAGTGAACTTGTATTGTTTGGTCGAAGTATCCGTGTCCTAGTCCTTTGCTTCCCATTCCCCCGTATCTCTGTTCGTTATTGATGTATATCTGGTTTCTTGTTGCATATATAGCGTCCACCCAACGACGTGGCACACTGTACACTACACCGTTTATATCACGCATACGACATTCCTGTATCCTCTTATCCCATATATTGACTCCCTCCATAGTTATCATTTCGTTTCTTAGCAGTCCGGAAACACGCTGTATCTCCTCATCAGTAAATGTATACGTTTCATTCACTGGGTCGAACTTCTGTATAATCTGCTGAGTATTAACATTACTAATACCCGTACTATACACCTTACGAAGCTTAATAGTAACCGTAACCGTCTTATCCTCTAGTGGCGTGTCTCCTCCATCATCATTACCATACAATATACCACCAATCGGCAAATTATTATCATAGGTACTAATAATCATATCGTTGCTATCAATGTAACTAGTATACAGTTTCACAATACTAGTAACATCAGTTTCAACCTTAATAGTATTCTCACCTGGAAGGTGTAGGTTTTTCTTGGTTTCTACTATCCGGCATGGTACAAAATAGTTAAAGTTAGGTACTCGTATGTCCAGTTTTTCGTGTAACTGATAACCTAGACTATCCAAGCCAAGAAGTAATTGTATATCTTTTACATCAATCTTCAACTCAAACTTAGGAGCAAGTTTAGCAAGAAGTGATACTGCTAAATCATTATAGATACTTTGTACTAATTGTTCACTAGTTGTCATCGTAGCTATCTTGTATTTAGGGGGGGATTTGGTGCGGTCATATGGTTTTATGCTGTTATAGTTTGCTTGTCCTTCTCCCTCATCGTATATGTATAGTTCGTCTCTGTTTTTGGTGAATGGTGCGTACCATGTACTAGCAACTACAGTATTCCCTTGTTCGTCTTGTTTTATTATCATGGGTATTTCTTGTCCGGTTACTACTTCGTATTTAAGCCATTCAGCTAATAATTCATCATAAGTCTTAGTTGTCATCCCTGTTGTTACTGCTGGAGTAGTGGTTGTTCCTGTGTTGCCTGTTGTGTCGTCTCCGAATGTAGCACCATCATCTCCAGTACTATCCGTATTAGTTCCCAGATAATCAGCAAACAATGCCAGTAAATCCTCGTTACTCATGTTCTGAGTACCAGCTGGTACACTGATAGTAATTTTACCACCCTGTGCTGTTGTAGGATTTGTATTATTTTCTGCATTTCTTACAATATAAGCACCTAGTTCAGCATTAGTCATATTCTCCACATCAGCACCAGTAACAGCATTATTCGGACTAATCAACGGAGCAATAGCATTATAAGTGTTCTCCTCGTCCTTACTAAACTCCAATGACTCTAAATTATAGTTAAGGTCTAGTGTCTCAGTCTGTGCTGTGAACTCAACAGTATTAATATCAACCAAAGCCAAATCCCTGTTGATCTTATTACTTTCCTCATTATAGTATGCTGTTATGAATGTCCTCTCGGTTTGCTCCTCTATAAGTCGGAGTAATGACATTCTAGTCATTACTCCCTCAGGACTTATCTGTTTACGATTACTAGCAAGAGCGTCTAACCGTGTTATAGTATAATAACTACCGAACCATTCGTCTAGTTTCTCTTCTGTGATAGTTATTACACTTCCACTTTTGAAACTAATTACATCATAGTTCAGTTCGGTTAATACTTCTTCTGCTTCTACTGTTACTGTGTTTTCTTTCCAGAAGTCTATCTGGTATTCTGTGTTAATTACGTAGAGGCAACTGCTAACACCGTTAATCTCTGGTATGTATATTTTGTTTCCTTGTTCATACCATTGTACCTCATCACCATTTACTATTTCATCCTCGTATGGATATGTAAGTGTTATCTTTCTGCACTTGTTAGCAGCATTAATTTCTTCTATATCGCAGAGGTCAGGGTCTAGCCACCTTATTATGTCTTCGTCATTGCTTAATATTATAATATTCGGTGTTTTCATAGTCTCTCTACCTCCTAATATAGTATTCAACACTTAATATTGTACCGGTATCACTAGTGAAGTTATATTCGCCCTTTAGTCTGAACCAGTTACTGTTAAAGTCTATGTTACTTGTTATGTCTGTTCCGTCTTCTAGTGTTACTGTTCTGTTGTCTGCGTCTATTGTTACATTGCTTCCTTGTTTTATGTTACTGTCTTCTATTAGTAATTCTTGATTTAGTACGCTTTCGTGTATGCTGATACGACCTGCTGTATCTGCTCTGTAGTATATTTCTGGTTTTATTGCTATTGTGGAGGGACTGCTTCCACGTGCACCTGTTACTGTTTTCTGTATGTCGTAGCTTGTACCTTCAGGTACTTCTAGTGTTATTTTTGCTTGATAACTGTTACCTATAATTTCATCGTCGAATTCCTTAGTTCTGACGACTGGGAATTGTCTGTCCGGCATATGCTCAAATACTAGCATTTTAGGTATTGGCTTGTTACTGTTTAGTTCTCTGTTGTTTGTGAACATTTCAACTACTCTGTCAATCAGGTAAATGTTTTCTTTTAAGCTACAATCGGGTATGAATATTGTTACTACTATTTCCTTGCTGGTTACATTTAATCTGTTAATAATGGTGTCGTCTGTACCTGTTACGTGGTACTCGCTTTTTTCATTATTAGTTGCGAAGTTATGTTCTATTTCTTTTACTATTATTCCATAGTCTTTTGTGCTTTCACCGTCTATGGTTAGTCCGTATCCACACGTTACTCTGTGTACGTACTTAATATTTGCTATTACATTGTTTAATTGTACTTTTGCCTTGTTGGATAGTTGGTTTATTACTGTGAATCGTATTTCCATCTGTCCTAGCTTGTTCACGAAGTCCACAGGCTTTAATCCGAATAGGTCGTAACTGTTACCAGCTACTCCAGTTCCTTTACCCTTGTTGATAATAATATCCCTGCTTCCTACATGGTTCCTGTCTAGGTATAGTTCTACGTTTATCCAGACCGTGTCAGTAACAATGTAATCAAAAAGAATAGTAATACCAAGAGGATTAATTTCTTCATCAAATATACCACCATCGTCCCATTCGTATACATCGATAGGTATTGCTTTGTGTATTGTTTCTTTGAATGTTCCCTCTGCATAGGTTGTATCACCTAGTAATGCCTTTGCAGGTTCTATTCTGAATCCTCTCTCGGTTAGGCTTTTGTATATGTTGTATTCTGCTAGGAACGGTTCGCTAAAATTCATTACCACGTATGGATTAAGTGGGTCTCCTACGTACTGATGACTATAAACAAAATATAATGGGTTGTCCTCGTTGTTTTTGAATGCTACGGTTGCTTCCTTGCTGGTAGCTGTTGCTATGTCTCTGCTCCATATGGTATGCTTTATGAAGTCGTCTTCGTCCCACACGTACTCTAGTTCGCTGTTGAATACTCCTATACGTAGGTTTCCTCCATAGTCTGTTATATTGTAGTTTGTCTTGGATTGTATGTATTTTATCATGCTGCCGAGCATGTACCATATGCCATGTCCCATGTTCATTCGTATGTCTTCAGGTATTAGTATTCTAGTGAATGCTAGTTGTCCTAATTCTTTATCACGAACAAGGAAGGGAATACTAAGATAATTACTGATGTGTTTACTATTGCCGGACGGTGTAACCCACATACTAATAGTGTACTCTCCGCTTTCGGTTGGTACAATGTTTAATGGTATTGTGAATGTGCCTTTACCTGTAGTGTCCTTAAATTGTATCCAGTAGTTACCATTGCTTCCTATACCGTGTGCGTCGTAGCCTGTGAATGTTAATCCCTCAGTATTAAGGGGGCAATTATTACTAATATTAATCCATAACACTTTAGTTGATTTGCTGGGATCATTGGTTTTCACTACTGCATTATACTTATTAGCTTTGTCTGCTAGTAATTGTGTTTGTGCCTCACTTAAGGTACATGTAACAGTACATTCCACATCATTAACCGTAAGGGTATTAGTATATGAAACTTCCGTATCCTTATCTTTAATGATACATTGTTTTACTCTATCCTTGTTACTCGTTAGTGTAAAATTCGCTGTTGGTGTAACTGCTCGTAACTGGTACACAAGACTATTACTCGTTTCACCAGCCACTAGGGTATGCTTCCACGTCAACCGCTTAAAAGTATAACTTCCAAGTGTAACAGTACTAACAGTAACAGTACCCACACCACTAGTCTTAGATACTACATCAACACCCAACGGCAAGTCAATAATAGTAGTACTCTCATAACTGGGATTACTGGTTTTCTTAACAGTGAAATTCCCTTCAAATGTTTCACCCACCGTTACTGGGTTCTTGGTGAAACTGCTATTACAGGATACTTTCACACCATCCTGATTGGTGAACACTTCAATGTATGTATCTTCTAGTATTATACGGCCTGGAGTAGTGCTGCTATTGGCAGGGTAAGCAATTTTTATTCCGAAGTCGCTACTGTTTACTTGGTTTGTTGTTATTCCAGTCCATGTTATCGTGTCTTCTGTTTTTTCACTGCTTATTGCTTTTCCTGTCTTGGCACTTGCATTAGTACCGGTTAGGGTAATGGTAGCTCCTCCGAACTCTGGATAATAACCGTTGTTAATGAATTTCTGAGCTTTATAGTGGAATACTACTTTTTCCACTACTGCTTCTTTTGGTAATTCGTATTTGAAGTCGGATAATAGTATTGGTGCTGGTTGCTTGTATGTACCGTTACGACCTGCTATTAGTGGTGTTTCTGTAGCGTCTGGATTACGACAATAAGCTGTTCCATTCTGACTTTTAAGGTTGTCTAGGTTGTCCCAGCATTTATAGGGTGTGCTGCCTCCACATTCTACACCGGGAACTAGTGTTACCTTTTGTGGATACTTCACGGTAGGTTCACCCGTGATAACTTCTAGGTACACGTCTTGTATGATTATACGACCACATTTACGTGGACTAGCATTCTTAGGAAATGCTATCTTAACTGCAAAGTTACTGCTCATTAATTGTGATTTAGTTATGTTGGTGAATACTAGTTTTTGTTCTTTTAGTGTTGTAGTGAGTTTTTCCGTTCCTGTTTTACTAGTATTAGCTCCCATTAGGGTAACGGTTGCACCACTCATATCTATTACATCACCTTGATTTTCAAAGGTCTGCTGTTTATAATGCACTATAACCTGTTTAATAGCTGTAGCGTCTTTTATTGCATTAAAATTAAAACCGGATAAGAGTAATGGTGCAGGAGTATGAAGTGTACCGTTGCTTCCCGGGATAAGTGCTGCACTAGTATAGTTATCTAATCCAGTTGTACTGCTTAGGGGTTGACTGCTGTTGAAGTCTGGGTGCTGACAGTAAGCAATTCCATTTTCTTTTGTTAGGTCTTCAATTAATGACCAGCTTTTATGGTGTCCTCCGTTATAAGGGTCTGTATTAGTTCCTGCTGCATATTCTACATTTTGTGCATAAAACTTAGCCATAATTAATCAACCTCCCATTGTAGAGCATAACGGAAACCGTATGTGTCATCGTATATGTCATAGTATCCTACATTTCTTCCCACATAGAATATAAGCGTTAATGTGTCTCCACTCACTACTGTGTTAGGTACTGTGAACTTCACATACCTTGGTACTGTGTATCTTGTAGTTCCACCGTTCACCTGTGCTGTTGCTGTGTCTATTTCTTCTCCGTCATTGATTTGGTAGTGTATCTCCGTGTTTAATCCACCGACGCTATACATTTCTATACTATTCAGATTAGTTGTGGCTCTTTGAGTATCTGGGACGTGGCTTGCTATGTAATCTGTTGCTACGTGTATCACTTGTCCTCTTGTTACACTTCCCATCTGAATCTTTGTAGTATCTTGATTTAATGTGTACCGTCGATTGTTTAATACATAGTAATGATTACTACTTCCTGTCGTGTCTGGTCGTATATGGAATTCTGCAAGTGAACTGTTATCCGTTGGAACAGTTGGATAGGTTGTACTCATATCATACTCAGGATTACTGTTTATCACAAATACTGGTCTTATAATACTACTATACATGTGAATATTCATAGGATATTTGGTATCAGTACTATTATTGTAATTAGTGCCTCCAGCATAATTAGCAGTTACATTATAACCTGTATAATAAAGGTACTTCCTAGCTTTTATCTTATCGTACAGGTCATCCAGTAAAACATTCTGTCTTGAAACTGTGATAGTACCACCAGTTCCTGCTAGGTCATATGTTGCAACTGTACTCGTTTCACTTATCTTGTCTTGTGTGAATACTAGATCAACTGTACCACTAGTAACTGCATTTCCTTTTTCATCTGTTACTGTTATTGTGAAGTTATTATTAGTACTAGGGAAATCGTACAAGTCATTCAATGATATACTAGTAGTAGTGTTTAATTTCTGAACCATCATACTAAGTGTCTGACTAACTGAAGTATATTTACTGGTTTCATTAGCTTTTACCCTTAGTACGTGTGAGCCTGCTACATTTGCCGGATAAGTTAGTATTATCTTACCGTTTTCTACTCGTTGTGCTGTATCTACTATTTGGTCTCCCTCGTATAAGTGTACTGTTCCAGTAGTAATAGGATTTCCGTTACCATCCAAGTAATTTATGCTTACTTCGTATGGTGTTCCTAGTTTAGTACTATGTATAGTTCCTCCTTCAGTTGTAAGAGTTGGAGTAATACGATTTACCGTGATTGTGAAGTTACAAGTTGCTGGATTATGAGTACTATTACCAAGGAACTTTAACCAGTACGTGTATTGTACTGCTTGGTTAATCTGACGGTTAAAAGTACATGTACCATTACTTACCGGTTCAGTGAATAAGGTATAACTACCATAATTCATCTGTAAGCTTCCACTATTAACAGGGTCTCCGTTACTATCCTTAACCGTTGGTCGTATAGTAAATGTATCTCCCACCTTACCAGTAAGATTAGCCTGTGTAATAGTAACATTAAGTTTACCAATAGTAAATGTTTCCACGTCATCCTCCGCTGGGAGTAAACTTCTACGACTGTTACCATAGTACTCTGCACTAACCGTGTACTCTCCCGGTTCTGTTAATTTGAGGTCGAATACTCCGGCAAATCCTTTACTATTTGTAACTCTTATGAAGTCATAATCACCTACACGTATAATAACCTCCTCATTACCTAATGGAGCGTTAGTTTCCTTGTTATACAAGTGTACAACTACGTTACCCTCCTCGTTCAGAGTAGTACAGGAAATCTCGGTAATGCTAATCTGTGTTTCCACCCATATACTGTTTAGGTTCTGTGTTGTTACACTTTTGCCTTTGTAGGTTACATTTGTCCCGTTGCTTCTTTTCACGTGGAAGTCTTCATACATTGTCTTTGTTAGGATTGTTGCCATATCTGGTAGTACGTTACCTAGTAATCGTGCTCTTGTTGGTCTTATATCTTTATCTTTAACCATAACTATTGTTCACCCCCTTATATGTGTCTTGTATATTCTCCGATAATTTTTTGTTTCATTCTTTTATCCCACCGTTGGAAATCACGGTTAGTGGTTAATTGTTTTATCATTTCTGGACTGTTCATAATCTGACGGATAAGTTCTGCTAGTTCATCAGCATTAACACCATCAGGCACACCAGACAAGTTAACATCATGTACTACAGTTACTGTACCGGATTGTTCAAGTTCAGCACTTACATACTGATCTTCGTTACTACTTGTTACAAGTTCACCGAGTAGATCAACAACCTGTCCCAACAGACTAGTATTATTGCTACTGCCGAAGCTATGTGATACATTATAACTCAACTTACTGTTATTGTCTGCACCTAACAGGTCAACTGTCTGTACAAAGGCACTATTACCAGCACTGAAAATACTAGTGAAACTGTTCCACATCTGCTGAGCCAAGCTACGAATAGCACCAACGAGCATACCCACACCAGCGTAAATCTTATCACGAATACCACAAAGAGCATTCCACATCTGATTAGGTAGGTCGCTTATTTTTTCTTTGAAACCGTTTACAGCGTCTTGTGCTGCACTCTTCATTCGCTCGTATAATGTTTTAGCGAATGATACTACCTTATTAATTGTATTATCCAACCATTCCTTAAACCGACCTGGAAGTGTCTTAATAAAATTAATAAAGTTAATTACTGCTTGTGCTGCTGCTTCCTTGAATTTGGCTACTGTCTGGTTTCTCCATGTTACTAGGTTGTTCCAAGCTACCATAAGCCAAGCCCAGAACTGACCCGGAAGTGTAGCAATCCAAGTAATAAATCCAGTTACTGCTTGTATTGCACCATTTATCATTGTCATTACTAGGTTGGTTATCCAAGCCCATACAGTCATTAGTATACCACCAAAGATAACATTAAGGTTGTTAAGTATTTCTAGTAGGAATTGTCCAAAGACCGTTAAAAGTGTAACAAAGAAAGTCCATAGTGCCGTTCCAAGTGTAGTAAGGAAACCTATTATATCCCCCTGCATTAACAGGCTAAATGCTTCAGCTATACCGATAATAAAGTTAATCAACGTTGCAAGTATATTCACCACTAAATTAATTACTGGAATAAGAATTGCAGCTAAAACCTGCACAACTAATGTAATGTGCATAATAAGAGCTTGTAAGAATAATGTTATTCCCTGCACTACTAATCCCAGCCAATCAAAGTTACTTGCAGCGTCTCCGGTGATACCGAACAATCCTAACAAGTCATTAGCTAACCGTCCGAATACATCCATCAAATGCTGGAATGTCGGTACAAGTGGCTGAACTATTTTCTGTAAGTTTTCCCATGCACCAATCAGCACACCCTTAATAGTATTCGCTATGTTATCAATAGCTTGTCGTACATTTTCATTAGTATTATAATAATATGCAAGTATTGCAATAACCGCTATTATAACAGCAATCACGGCTAAGTATACTCCCACCGTTGCAAGGCTAATAGCAAGTTCAGCAGTCTTCAACTCTATAATCATCATAATAATAGGTGCTAATATACTCATAGCACTAACCAAACCAACAACAGCTATAGCCATCACTACTAATGCTTTAGTAAGCCAAGGAGCTTGTTTATTCAAGTCAAGGAAGAAACTAACCACCGTATTTAATACAGGTAATAGTATTAATCCTATTTCTGTTCCCACGGCTTGTATACTCATCTTAAGTGATTGGAACTGATATTCAAACGTACTGGTAAATTCTTTGAACTGTGGATTTTTTTCTAATACTTTATCTAATGCTCTTGCATAACCGTATACATCATTTGCAGCACCACTCCAACCGGCTTTTTTCAGTTCATCTTCTGTGATCCCGTATTGTTTTAGTGCTCTCCATTTTCCTTGTAATCCATCAAAGGCGTGTTCCATTACAGCTGCTGCTTCTTCGGTGCTTTTACCCATAGCTTGTGCCATGATACCTATTTTGCTCATTGGTCCTGCTAGTTCACCTACTTTTTCACCTGTAAGGTGGAATCTTAAAGCAACATTGTTCACAGCTTTTGCCATGTTGTTATAACCTAGTGTTGTTCCACTAATGCTTGCTTTTATTTTGCTGTTTACTGCTTCGAATGCTTTACCACTACCGACCACTTCTTTAGTTACTGCATTAACTTTTTCTCTTGCTATTGCAGCTCCTATTGTGAATTGTGATAGGCTTGTTACTCCGACTGCTCCGAATGCTCCCATAATAGCACTCTGTACTCCACTTAGTCCTCCGACCAAGCTTTGCATTCCTGTTCCTATTTTTCCCAGTTTGGTTTTGAAGTTTTGAATATGAGTACCAGCACTAATAAAAGCTGCTCCTATTCGTGTTCCTACTCCTCCACCAATACTGCCTAGTGCATTCATTGCTCGTGTGAGTAATGTTACCTTTCCTGTTGTGCTGGTTATTTGTCCGTTTAGTGTTGCTAGTCCAGCATTACTAATATTAAAACCACTGCCTGTATTGGCACTACTAGTCATTCCCTTTAATTTGCTTTTGATGGTTTCAACCATACTAGACCATCTTTGTTTTATCTGCTCTGCTGCATTCAAGAATGGTTGAGCTAGTCCACTACTTGCCACGCCTTTAAAACTGTTATTAACCGTGTTTCGTATGCTGTTGAATACACTTGTTACTTTGCTTCTTAGTTGTTCGTATGCTGCTCCTAGTCTGGTCGTGGCACTTGTGGCTGTGTTACTGCTGCTTTGTGCTGTGCTGCCTAGTCCTCGTATTGCTTGTTCTGCTTGTTTTACTTTACTACTGAGTTGGTCTTTGGCGTTGATTATTACTTGTAGTGTTTCTGTACTTACCATATATTTTACCCTCCCTTTTTAGTTTGTTTTATATGCCTAAAAAAAATAGGAGGAAACAAGACACTCACCGACGACGGTAATGCCTGCTCCTCCTTTTCATTCTCTCCATTTCCTTCTGACTTTTTTCATCTCCACCAAGCATATCACTATAAATCTTCATAACACCCATATCCACAAACAAAGCCTGTTCCGGTGTCATGTCCTCGTAACGTTCAGCAAAGACATGATAACCGATAAACTCCATATGTGCAAGGTGCATGCCCTCCGGAGAGTCTATTGCTTTTTTAAAGACTGTTCCGTGTCTTTGGTCATAGCATTTATTAATTCCTTGTCCTCGGCATCAATTATACCATTAACACGCTTTAATTCACTAACTAGTAGTGGGTATATTTCGTATAAGGCGTCTATTTCTTCCTCTCCTATTTCTGTTCCGTCATCATGGAGGAATGAGCGACGTATTAGGTAGTGTTCTGCTCTGCGTGTTGCTTGTGTTACTTTTTGAATGTTCATATTTGCTTTTTGTTGTTGTTGTCTTCCTCCGAAGTTGGCTTGTACTGTTCCGAATCCTTCGTTGGTTAGGTTATCGTATTGTTCTCGTTCGCTTACGGTTAGTAGGCGTACTTCTTCTGTTAGGTCTTTTACTTTTATTGTTGCGGTTCCTTTTGTTAGTTGTTTTATGTTTTCGAATGACAAGTTATATTCTCTCCTCATAATTTATTTTTTTGATAATTTTAATTAGTTGGTGGTGAAAAAAAAAGATAATAAAAAAAAATGGTATATATTTCATTTATTCTAGTATATCAGGACCAACACGAGTAGCACGAGTAACCACACGAACATACAAAGGAGTACGTTTACGTGTAGTACCATCAGCCATTAACACTTGCTCCGTATTGAACGGTGCTAATTTTAATGTAGCCTCTAAGACGTTACCATCAGCGTCGATAGGGTCAAGAGTTACACGACACTTAGGCATTTTAAACAATACATACTCGTCTGGGTCTATACAACTCTGAGCTTTAACAATAACCTGCTTGGTGAACTCTTTACATGGTGCGTATCTGTTCCAACCATCACTGTTAGGGTCGTACTGATTATGTTTTGCACCAATGATGAACTCGTAGTTTCTTCTTGTGAATTTGGTTACTGCTTCTGCTTCAATATTACAAGATTCCATCACTGGTTTAAATCCGTAGCTAATACTACCAAGACAACGAGCGTCGTCCCCCGTTTGATGATTATTCTCTATCGTCAATTTAAAATCATTAAAACAGTTACTTGTACTGTTCATACCATCCTCTTCGTTACCAATCTGCACAGTATAATCATAACCAACAAGTGGTAATGTTTTAAGCATACTGAAGTTTTCACGGTAACTCTCCAATGGTATTTTCTTAACTGCTTCATCCTTGTAGATCATTGATAAATCAACAGTTGTTTTCTGCAAGTTAGCGTCCCATTCCATACTATCAAATATTCCTCCGAATATTCTTTGTAACAGGAAATCCCCACTTGTAAAGTCTGCATTAAAGGACGGTCTTTCCATACGGTCTCCTATCCAGAACTCGTGAGTGTTTAATTGTGTGCCATCACTTGCTGTAGCGGTGTTCTGTGTGAACTTGTATAATCCCATTACACCGTACAGGATTGTTGGTGCACTTTTAGTATGTGCAGATAAAGATAAGTCTCCCTCTGGTTCAAGGTAACCATTACGGAACTCATCAAGTCCATTACGCACGTCTTCTTGGTCGAAGTCTTGAATATTAAGGTCAGGACTGTGTCCGTCATCATGTATATAAAACTGAGGACTTCTACTTTTCTTGAACTGGTCTGTTCCGTACTTGTCCTCTGCTTCTTCATATACAATACCTGTATAATTAACCATTACTATTTTCCTCCTCTAATTGTTTCATATGCCTGTAATAACATTCAAGCCAGTAAATAGTGATATTGAACGTTATACGGAAGCCTTTTATTATAACATCGTCCTCACGGTTCAAAGCGTCAAGTGTTCCATCATTATACCCCTCCTCAATATTAAAGAAGTTGATAAAACCATCATCCATGCTATCAAATATACGAGGATCATAATTCTTCATTATAGCCATTATAGTCTTCGCTTGGAGTTGTATTGCTTTTCGTTCGCTTGTGTCCTCATCTGTCATGTCTACTATTATCGCTACCGTGAATGGATATTCTATTACAGCTTCTGTTCCACCTTTGGTGAAGCTTTGACCGTCTATTGTCCAGTCTTCTTTTTTCACCCAAATTTCATAACTTAATACGCTTCCTTCCGTTCTGAAGGTCTGGCAATACTGGTCTATTTCTTCTAATAGTCCGTCGGTGGTTATCTCTGTTGTTATCCATTCGCTGAATTTCTCAGGTATGCGTTGTAGTGGTGTTTCTAGGTTTAAGTAGTAACCAGTCATAGTATTATTTTCCTCCTGTGTGCCTCATAAAGCTCGTACGGAACAAGGTCGGTATTCTTTTACGATACTGCATTAGTCCTTTTTCTGCCATGTGCCGTCCAGCCATTCCACGCTGATTAGTGAAGAACCGTGTTTCTCCGTTAATGGTGGCTTTCATTGCTTTAGCTTTGGCTGGGAATATGCGGTGTCGTCGTGGTCCGAAGATACCTGTACCTTTCTCTACGAACACTGCGTACTTACGACTATTAGTAACAGTTAGTTTATTCTTGGATAGTTTAGGTGTCCAGCTTCCTCGTAGTTTACCGTACCTTACTGGTGTTTCTTTTTTGATTGCACCTGTTAGTTCTTCGCTACTTAGTTGTAGGAAACCGGTTACTACTTCCTCAGGTACTGTATCAACTAGTTTATGGGTTTCAGCCAACTTGATTTCTATCTTCATCGGTTATTCCCCTACGACCTGTTACTGCTAGTATACCGAATCCTAGACTGCTTCCGCTAGACTCTGTTTTGTAGTTACCTAGTTCCTCTTTCATAGATACTGGGAAAATTTCACTAGGGACTGTCCTGATTGTCCAGTCATTTACCTTTACTACGCTATGTGATTTGTAGGCTGCTGCAAGTGCACACATATTAGCGACTATACGACTACTTACATTCCTGTATAGGTAGTATTTGGTTCCTTGTTCTTCTGCTTCCGTTGTTGTGAGTGGGTTTCCGGTGTAATCGTTGATTAATGCACTTGCTTCGAGTATCCATTTTTCTAGTATCGTGTCTAGTTTGCCGTTGTCTTTTTCTTTGTCTAGTCCTATTTTTCGGTTGGTTACTCTGCTTATATCTTTTACATCTTCGATTGTACAATAACTTATGATTGCCATATTATTTTTACACCTCACCATATTTGATGTTATAAATTCTTAAGGCTCATTGTAAAATATAAAGAGTAATAGTGAAAGTATTAAAGTTTTCACTATTTACCCTATATATTACAATCTATGGTTGGTCGTCTCCACTATTACCTACAAGACCAGCATACTCATCAGCAGTAAGTGATAATCTGACAGCATAATCATTAAATGTGTAAGCATTAGCACTGTCAATTGTAGCGTAGTAAGTGTTACTGCTTGTTTCTGCGTAACGTTTAGGTTCAATACCTGCTTCACGACCCACGATAAAGTGTGTGTTGCTTGGTTTGGTTAACAATACGGATACATTACCATCATCAAGGAGGTCTCTTACTGGTTTATTGTTAAGTGTAGGACTGACTTTAATCTCAGCGTCTCCCCAATAAAGTGGAGTTTTTTGTCCTATGAAATCAATAGCACGGTCAGCTGCTTTGTCAAGGAAGTAAGAACCGAATGCTCTTCTTACATTGGTTGGTACATAGAACACGTACTCTGACTCTGTTTGTGCTTCCTCAGGCAAGGAGTAGAACATTGTATCAAATATGTCAGTAATTTTATCAAGGTTCACATCGTTACTTGTTAATTGTACTCCTGCTTCTTTTAGGTAACCGTCTTGTCTACGATATTGGAGGTCTATACTGTTTGCTCCGGATTTGTTACCGTAGAATCTTGCAGCTGCTACTCCTTGTCTTAATCTTCTTACTGTTCTGTCTAATAAGATATTAACGAGGTCATCACCGTACACATTTGCAAGTCTTTGTCTATCGGATATGTTGATCTTGGTTCGTTGTGGGTATGTTTCTATTTCACGGTCTCCGATTGTTGCTTGTTGTTCTACAACATTCTTATCAAAGTAGTAATGCTCTGGGAGTGCTCCGTCTTCGGTTCCTATGGTATCATCTATGTCGTAGATGTGTCCTTTACCGTGAATACCGGTCTGGTATTGTGCGTCTTGTAATAAAGGTTCTTCAAGAATTATTTTTTGAACATAGGTTGCGAATAAGTTAGTATTAAGTATTGCTTTACGTGTGTCTGCTTCACTAATTGTGAATTCATCGTTGAAGGTGAGGTTTGCTTTGTAAGCATTAATCATTATAGGGTCTTCCATGAAGTCAAGATATTTTCTGTTGTATGGTACAAGCCCTGTTGCTTCATAGCTTATTTCATCTGAGCTTAATCCTTTGGTGCTCATTCCGTTTTTAATTGCGTCGTAAATGACGCTAAATTCATCTCTTTTGGTTGTCATTTTCTTTGTTTCTCCATTTAATTGTGCGTTTATTCTGCTTTTTTGTGCTGATGGTGTGGCTTCTTTTATTGGTTTTTCTTTTCTTGCTTTGCCACCTTTACCTGTCTTGGATTTGGATTTGGATTTGGTTTTGGTTTCTTTTGGGTCTGGTTCATCTTCTTTACCGTCCCCGTCTTCACCTTTACCATCGTCTTTGTCTTCTACAGGCTCTGTGTCTGCTTCAGATTGAACTGGTGGTGTAATACCATCATCGCCTGTACCATCATCCACTATTTCTTTTTCCTCATCTGTGAGTTTTGGTGCAGTAAGGCTTTTTATTGCTCCTAGTAACTCTGCTTGGTTACTGTCGATTTTCTCGTTTAACTCGGATTTCATGGCTTCTATCTTAGTGTCCACTACTTCCATTGTTACAGCACCATCAGTCCCTACTGTTAGTTCCTCTTCTTCTTTGGAACTGTTACGGAACTCATTAACAGCTGTTTTGATACTTTCAATAAAATTAGAATTAATATCTTCTTTGGTTTGTGTATTGTCTGCTTTATCTGACATACTATTGTCCTCCTCTTGTTCAAGAGTTTGTATGCTCTGTGAACAGAATTTTGCTTTATTCACGCACGGAAACTTCACTACACTTACTGTTAGCATTACAGGGTCTTTTATGTCTTTGATTAGTGTTCTTTTGTTTGCTAATCGTTCGTGTATCTCGTGTAGTGTTCCGTGTTGGTCTTGCTTGTTAGCATGATTAGAGCGTAGTTGCTTGTATACGTTTATTACTTCATCTGCGTCCCCTTTTTCGCTTATGGTTACACTGTAAGCTACTATCTCCTTGTCCATGATTTCCTTTTCAACTGTTGGGTTGGTGATGTGGCTTTCAAGCCATAACGTACCACTAGGCACAGTAATATTCTCACCGGTTACATCTTTGAACGTTAAATCATCAGTAAGTGTTACAAGCCTTACAGGTGTTCCAACATTCTCCAAGAAGTAACTATCCTTATCATCAGTGAATTTATGCTGATAATCAATAATACCATAGTCTTTAAAAGATTGTTTGAGTTGATCTATTTTTTCAGCACTGAGTAATTCTTCCCCATGTGGGTAATCACAGTCTGGAGTATTTGGGAGCAGTATTGGTCCGCTTACTTTGGTTGTTATTGTCATCGTCTCCCAATAATTATTTTAAGGGTGTTTTACAAATGTTATAAATGTGAATAGAATGTTTTAGTAAATGTCATTCTATTATGAACTAATATAATCGTGATAAAAAGAGTGTGAGGTTGCCGGTGGATTTGAACCACCACAAAGAGTACCAACCATACTTGGTAGCAACCATTTTTTATTATGTTTTTTTACTTTTTTTTATTATACATTATCTATATTAACTATGAGATAATTCTTATTTTGTTCAACCCATCCCTCGTAAATACATGTGCGGTGATTATTTTTATAACAAATAAATTAAGTGTTTGTTTAATTTAAGCTACATTTTAATATAATGTACACTAGTACATAGCAAATATTAAACAATACACTATACATTAGAAACAAATCCCACTGGTGAGGTTCAACAAATAATATACATTATTAGTACAATGTTTAGTCATAAATGTTCTTAAATAGTATAGCTTCTACTTCATCAAGTCGGAACTTTGCCAAGTCGTCATCGCCTATCTTCAGTACAAGCCAGACTAAGCCCTCGATGTTACGGCTTTTTCGTTCTACTATACTTGTAACTATCTTGTTACTAAAATCGTATTTTCTTGTTTTTGTTGTTACTATAATATTCATAATTGTTTTACTCCGTATTGGTTTTTGGTAAGCTTTCAGTATGTCTTAACTCGTATAATATTTTATTTCGTTCTTGTTTCCATTCCTCTACCTGTTCCGTGTTACTCTTACCCTCACTTATGCTTATTAGCTCATTTAATTCTCTAAGCCTGTATTCATAATATCCACTACTCATACCTATTTCCTCCTTAAATATAATATTGCTTCATGTAGATTACTGCACACTTTTTCACTATTTTCTGGTGGTGCTACGATAATCCTATCATCTTCGGTTAATCTTATTAAGGGTTTATCTTTTTGCATATGTTTTCATTAACTCCTTTGTTAATTGTCTTGCATACTTGTCGCTAATGTGCCACATAATATTATTGTCCCCCTTGTTACTACAATATTTACAAGCAGTAGGATTAGTACCACTATTAGCACACAAGCCACAATCAACCATACGAAAATAAGACTTAATCAATAGGAAAACATCCTCTTCTAACACCATTAACAACACCTACCAGTAACTAGCCAAGTATTCTTCCACTTCTACAATAACAGTAGGAATTTCCAAGCTAGTATCAAACAACATTTCATCCTCATACCAATTATCAGCACCAGCCGGTGGAACCATACCCAAGTCAGGAACAAAAGCAACAGGATCACAACGACAGTTAATCCACTCCTCAATATCACCGTTCGTGTCTCCAGGGTATTGTAAACCGTTGCTGAATACTCCGTTTCCATCAGCGTAGGTTATTTGTCCGTGCAGTTCTAGGTGGCTGTCTCTTGTTTTGTCGTCTGCTGTACTTATCCATTGTATGTATTCTACTTCTGGGTTGTTTACTAGTCGTTTCCATGTGGCGTGGCTTTGTGCTTTTAGTGTTTCTGTTCGTGCTATTCGTTCTGCTTCGTGTGTTGCTAGTTCTGTGAATCGTGTTTGTATTTCCTCTGTTACCGTGGGTATTCCTTCTCCTTGTTCTGCGTAGCTTTCTCGTATTATATCATAGATTTCTTGTGTTACTCGTTCCATTGTGCTTTCACTAGCTGTGAATATTTCATTTGTCATGTACTCGACGACTGCTTGGTCTATTTCGTAGTCTAATAGTTCTGCTACTGTTAACTCTGCTGGTAAACCGTCAATGTATACATTTACATCAGAGTATAAGTGTTCAGGGTACAGGTACCGTTCTAGGCTTGTCTGCGTGTTCTGTCCGTACCTTAGTTTCTTTTTAATTTTATTGTTTACTGCTTCCGTGTTCTCATACTCATACAGCCACTCGTCTAGTATGTGTTGTTCATCTGCTTTAGCACTCATAAGATAGTATAGGTTGTCGGTGCTTTTACTTGCTATTTTATGATTAATACGTGCTTCTGTTGTCTCACTATGCTGTATATAAAAGTCTTGAATATTTTCTGCCAATAAATCAGTATACTCCTCTTTATGATTCCGCACTATCTCCTCAACTTGATACAAGTAACGTATACTATCATAATCATTACCAAGACCTCTGAGTATAATGTTGCAGATCATATTGAACCATTTTTCCAGTTCGCCTGCAAGGTTACTCATTGCCGTGTCGGTGTCCTGTGATTGCTTCTCTGATAGCAGATAACCGTCCTTTGCTTGCATGCTTTTTAGCCTGAGATATGTTCCTAATTTTTCTTTCAAGATTTACACCAGCCTTAGTTACATTATTCTGTAAGTTATCTAATTGTATATTTGTAATGTTTCCTTTTTCTGCTATAACCTCTAATGGTACACCGTTAATGCAGTACATGTCTAATAATTCCTCATCACTTTCACTGGTAATCTGTAAAGATTTACTATACTTTATCTGGAATTCACGAGGCTTCATTAATCCTTTTAGTACGAGGTCAGCGTCCCTTTGCACATTCTCTGTAATGTTCTGTTCAATATAGTCTAATAGTTTAAATCGTAGGTTGCTTATATCATGAACAAATGTAGTATCATTCTCGAATAATAATAACCGTGTTATCTCATTTGCTATGATGTTCTGCGTCGGTTTAACCTTGTTATCGTTATGTCCTAGTAATATGCTTTCTACTGCATTGTTACCCATTGCTCCTGTTTTGCTCCGTAGGATTAGGTTAGGGTCTAGTCCCATCATACTACAAATATCCTCACCGTCATCTTCCCTAAGTCCTCTGAAGCTAGCTTCTTTTGTATCAGTTGCTAGTGGTGTAATGGTTACTTTTACAGGTTCTTGTCCATTAGTAGTAGGGAAACTCATTACTACTGCTCCGTGTCTTCCACCGTCTATGATTTCCTGTATTTGTCTTCCTATTTTGTAGCGTATAGTCTTAGTAACATCAAACTTCGGGTTCAAGCTACCATCTGGTAGGTAACGCCTGTTTTCCTCATCATAGAATTGTCCTGTTATACTTACAACCCATGCAGGCATACCAAAGTTCACAAAGAAGTCAATAATATAATTTTGTCTACCAAATTCCATTTCTATCTGCTTCAAACCAGTAGCAATAGCAGGTACACCGTACTCGTTAGCTCCCCTGTCATTACGGTATATCCATAGGACTTCATGAGCTTCACGGTCAGCCTCTAGTGGTGTACTACTCCATTCTCCAGTATAACGGTCTAGGTACTGTTTCTGTCCATTCTCATAGTTTGTACCATAGAGGATAAAGAACACGTCTTCACCGTTGATTGTTTGCACTAATCGTTTATCGTCTGTGCAGAGACGGACATTATCAGTATCAAAGTTCTTAAGGTACTGCAATGGACTGTCGAGGCCGTGTTCCCTCATTATCTCCGTTCCACAGTTACCACCAGTCTCATAATAGTATATTGTATCCTTAATCGTCTTAGTAATACTAATAGGCATACGATTAAACCAGTCCAGTACTTCCTCCTTGGCTTCAACATCCGCTGGGTCTTCAATACCAGTACGGCTAACAATATCAAAGCCATTCTTTACGCAGTCATTACTTACTCGTTCCGCACATTGCCGGAACACCCAGTTATTCCTAGATAGAAATGTGATGAAGCTATTAGGATAAGCTGGTGTTTTAAATTGCAGTCCGTACTTCTGCTCTTTTAGTTGAGCACTTTCCGTGAACTGTATGCTATGGTCGTATAAGCTTTTGAATGCTGTGTCCTTTTGTATGTATAGTTCCTTGTTCTTATCGCTGGTTACGATAAAACTGTCTGCTTGTATTTCTTCTCTTCTGATTGGTTCCTTGTCTACATATTCCACTGTTGGTGGTACGTCTAATAATTCAGGTATACTCTCAGTCATATAATCTCCTCTATTCCTCTCTAGTATGGCGTGTACAAATTACGGTTCTGTAAAAAATAATTCGCTCCCATACTCAGACTGTCTACAATATCGTCATGTTTATCATTATTACTTTCTTCACCGTCAAAGTGTGTTAATTCATCAATAACAGTATGAATCCACTCTTGGCTCTCCTCTGGATAAGTAACAAACTTTAAACGATGTTCACTTGCTAATGTTTGCAGTTCCACGCTACTAAACAACTTGTTACTCTCTGCTACTCCATACATGATATTATAATTCTTTAATTCTTGCTGTAGTAACTGGAGGAACATTACACTCATACTTCCAGGTTCTTGCTGGATATAAGTTCCCTTATCCCTACCAGCTTTTATTATACTGTTCTTGATAGTGTTAATTACTGTTAGTGCTTTGTGTTTGCCTCGTTTCATGTTGAATAAGTAGAGGGTTTCAGTTTGCCAGTAATCGTATCCTTGCATAATACCAACGAAGTAATCGCCTGTTTTTGTGTCTTTGCTTGTGGCTGCTGTATCCCAGAAGCGTATCATTGGCACGCTTGGAACTTCGTTGTATGGTATTGTACAATTCAATTCTCCAGTTTCATCATAGAACATATCCTTACTGAATAAGTAATCAGTGTATTCCTGTGGGTCTCCTTGCATTATTGTTCTGAACCTGTATTCTCCCATCATGTGTTTATCATTTAATAGGTCTTCACGGTTTTTATGTGCAGGCCATAACGGAGCACCTACTGGTCTGTGTAACAAGTCTGTTTCCGTATTTTCACACAAAGCAGGAAATGACATCTTAACAAAAGTATCTTTTGGTATACTGCCTCCATTGTCTAATATTTCCAGTGCTTCTAATCCGTCCATTACTGTATATAATTCTTCTATTATGCCCTGATAGTCTAGTTTATTCAGTCTTTGTGCTATTACTAGAAATATGGGTTCTCGTCCTACATCATTCTTTCGTAATCTTCTACTTAGTGTTCCGATGTGCCAATCACGGATATTCTCCTGCATGGTCTTACTACTAGCGTCTTTCAAACCTTTCAGGAGGTCATCAACAGCAATATAATTAGCAGGGTTTCCCATGATACTACCATTAGCACCTACTGCTAATAGTTCTCCTTGATGTGGATAATCAAACATGAACTCAGATTTACTATGTTGATCTTGCCGGAGTCTTGGCTTGAACATAGTGTTCTCACCATACCTGTTAATAATATCCCTTAGTATTAATCCGTACTTTGTGGCTCGTTTCTGATTATAAGCTGTTACAATTACTTTATCGTCAGGGTTATTAATCATATAAAAGCTGGTGAAAGCGTTTATTATTAATTGTGTTTTTCCGTGTTGTGGTGGTGCGTCTATCATTATCTTTGATACTTGACCAGCCAGTGCATAGTGCAGTATTTTGAATATTGGTTTTTGCCATGCTAACGGTTTCATTAATCCATCATTAATGTACATGTACCAGCTGATTAGGTTATTATCATAAGGTTTACTCTGTATCGACATAATTATCATAGAAGTAGTCTATTGTTTCAATGTTGGTTTTTATATTTTCTTTTTGGCTAGTGTGTGGGTTGTGATGTGGTTTTAATCGTTCCTTGATGTCTTGCCATTCTGCTGTGTATCCTTTGAATGTGTTTATGGCTATTGTTTGTGTATCATGTAGGCTTTCTAGTGTCTTGTATAAGTATCCTATGCTTGTTATGATTCCTGTTAGTTCTTTGTATTCTGTGGTTATTGTGCCGTCATTGTTTTGTGGTGGTGTGTTTGCTAGTTTTATACTTAGTTTGATGTTTATGTTTAGTAGTGCGTCTAGTGCATTGTTTAGTATGTTTATTCGTTTGCTTTTGCGTTCTATTTGTAGTTGGTTGAACTCGTTTACTGTGTCGTCGATTGTCGTGTTTTTCTCGTATTGTTTTTCTAGTCTGTGCTGTTCCCATTCAAAAGCGTCTATCCAGTCTATTATTGTTGTAATGTGGATTATTCGTTTAAATGGGAATTGTTTTCCGTGTTTTTCTAGTTGTTTCTTGTTTTTTATTATTTCATCTTGCACTGCTTGTCCTGTTCTTTTAACACCGAAAGGGGATACTACAATAACCATTTACATAATAATAATGTTGTTCGTCTGTTTCATATTTGCCGTTGTATTTGTTTTTGTTGTATTGGATTTTGTTGTCTATGATTTTTGTTGTAATTGTGTCCACCTCCCTTTTAGTGTTTTTTAGTGTTTTTTAGTGTTTTTGGAATAGTTTTATATAGGTTAAGTTATAGAAATAGTATATTTATGATGGGTGGTTAGTTTATTCTTTGTTTGGTGGTTAATTATTTTATATTGTTTTGTAGTTTGTCCTTATATTCTTTTACTGGTTATTCATAATCATCTCGTAATAATTCTGTGTGTTCCTCAGTGTATGTTATTATATCTATTATGTCCGTGTTTAGGTTTCCATCTGGTGTAAAGTATTTGTCATCAGTGTCGAATATTTCTTGCATGTAATGTTGGTTGATCTGTTTTAGTAGGAATTGCTTATTGGATGGGGGTGTTAATTCTTCGGGGTAACTTCCATCTTCCTTGTAGATTAAGTCTAGTAGTATGTAGTCTGGTTCTGTTGTTTTGTTTAGTATTTCTTGTATTCCTTTGTTGTCTTGTCTGTATTCTTCTTTGAGTTGTAAGAAGATTGGTAATCCTACTTTGTGCTTGTTTTGAACGGGTAGGGTTATAAAGTGTTCACAATACTTGTCTAATATTTTTATTAGGTCCAAGTATACTTTTTCATATTCGTTTAGTGTTTTGTAATGGTGTTCGCTTAGTTTTATTTGGTCTGGAATATGAGGTCCTTTGAGATTGTGGATATTGTGGTATGCTTGTATGAATAATCTTACATCGATGTCGTAATATGTGTCTTCGTAAAATTTGTTATTATGTTCTTCCAAGTTCATTTGTATTCCCTCCTTGTTGTGTTTCTGATTCGGAGAGTATATTTGGTGTTAAGTAGGATACTGTATACTTAAATCTAGTTATTCCTTTTAGCATGTCCTCTTCTTTTTCTATATTGAATTTTGTTATGTACGTGTGGTCATTGTTTATAGTTCGTATATTTTCTTGTAGTTCTTCTGTTATTTCTTCTACAATCTCTTCTTGATCTTTGTTGTGGTATATCTCCATATTTTTCTTACTCCTTAAATAATTTTAATATATGTGGTGATATTCCCCCGCATTGTATTGTGATGGGTTGTTGTAGTGAGTTCATATATTTATTGAACTGTTTATTTGTTTTTCTTAGTGCTGTTATTATATTATCCTGTTTGTTTGTATCAAAAGTTAGAGTAATATTCATAAATTAACTCCTCCTCAAAAAATATTTACTTCATCAAATTTTACTATTGTTTTACATGTTTTATTAAAGTATAAGTCAGAGGTTGAAGTATTACTTCCCATCCTACTTTTATCAAGTACATCATTAATAAATAAGGCACTATTTCTGAGAGAGGCATCATTCCAATATATGCAAAGGTAATAATTAAAGTATCTACAAATTCTCCTCCTATAGTAGACCCTATTGTTCTTACAAATAAATGTTTTGGATATTTTTCTTTGATTTTTACCATTAAATGTGCATTAACCCATTGTCCTATAATGTAAGCAATCAATCCTAAGAATACGAACCTAGGAGTATATGAAAAAATAAATTCAAATGCAGGTTGTCCTTGCCAATAAAGAGGGTATGGCAATATGGTTGCGAGAGTGGTAATTCCTACCATTAACAAATTAGCTGCTGATGTTAAATATACTGTTTTCATCAATGATTCTTTACCGTAACATTCTGTTATCACATCTCCTAACAAGTAACATAAAGGGAATAACAAAGTTCCACAATCCATAACTAATCCAAATAATCCTAAGTTAAAAATTTTAGTTGCTAAGATATTACTTAATAAGTCGCCTACTACAAATAATGTAATTATTATTATTTTTTTATCATTATGATTTATATTCCACTCTTGTTTTTTAAAAAACATCATATAAAATCTCCTAATTCTTCTTTCGTTGCATATTTTTCTTGTAATCTCATACCTCTTAAGTATAAATATTGATAAAATGAGCCATCATTTTTGTTTACACATTCTTTACTGACTTTTTTGTTATTTAGTTTTCCATATCTTGCAGGAGCCTTCCAAGAACTACTGTCTACACTATCAAATGAAGTATTTCTGATGACTTTTTCTCTAGTTAATCCTAACCCATGAATTTTAGTATTGTGTTTATGAGCATAATTCACAAATAAATGGAAATCTTTATCTTTTATATCTTCATTATTCCACCCACTAATACTAACATATTTTTCAGTTTTACACATCTCTTTGAAGTTTTTCACGCCTCTAACTGGATGCCACACAGGTATTATTTTATTAGAAACTTCTTTAAGTTCAGCAGTCATATCTGTAACTGCATCTACTCCAATAATATTATCTACATCTAATTCAAAATAGCCTAAACAGTTATCAAAATCATAGTTTTCAATAAATTTTATATATTGTTTCAAGTATGTGTCATAATTCACCTTAGCTCCTTTTTGAAAACTATGTGCTCCACGGTCTATTAATGTATTAACACTATATTTAGAAATTTCTTGAAAATATTTAAGAGTAGCAGGGGATTTTAAGTAATAAAAACTAAATAAATTAAAATAACATTTTTTCAACCGTCTGATTAAAGGGAGAAAAGTAGTAGCATTCTGATCTACTGCTGCTAAAAATATTTTAGTCATCCTATTCAACCTTCTTAAAACGAACAACAGTATCAATATGATGACACGCAGGACATTCTAACCGTTCTTTGAGGATTGGTGTGTACTCTTGAGGATCTGCTTGGATTTTTTCTAATTCTTCTTCATATTCTATGTTTTGAGAGAGTACTACTTCTTCTAAATCCAAATTGGAGAATCCTGTTAGTTCTATTTGGTATCCGTCATCGTTTAAGTCTAGTAGCACTTCATCTACTTTTCCCCAGTCCCATTCTCCTTGTATTTTGTTCAATGAGAGGTTTAGTGCTTTTTGGTCGTTCTTGTCTTTTATTTTGAGTTCTGTTTCTCTGAATATTAGTCCTATGTCTCCTAGTCTTAGTAGTTTTAGGTTCATGTCATCGTCTATTTCCTTTAAGGCTTCGAGTCGTTGGTGTCCTCCGATTACTGTGTTATTGTCTGTTAGGTCTACTATGATGGGGTCTACGAGTCCGAATGTTTCTAGGTTGTTCTTTAGCTTTAATGCTTCGCTGGGTTTCATTATCCGTGGGTTGTACTCCGCTGGTTTTATTTGGTTTATGTTTATTTTTTCAAATTCTACCATTAATATTAATCCTCCTCTATGTATTCTTCAAAAAACGTGTTTAACTCGTAGATTGCACAGTTTATAGGCTGTTGTGCCTCACTATATTCGTTATCATCTACTTCGCATAGATAATAAACACTTTCTGGTATTAATATTCCATCGGGGTTATATTCACATAACCTGTGGCTGTTTATGCAGGTTTCGCATGATTTAATCATATATTCTCACCTCTTTAAAATGTTGTTGTGTGGGATTTGAACCCACAATATATTAATCCTTTTATTCTTCAACAACAGTTTGTGTGTCCCCTGATTCGAGGTTTTGTATCGTTACTACTATTTCTCCTATCTTTGCTTGTAATTCTTTTTTTATATCACTGGTTGCCCATGTTTCATAGTATATGAAATCGTCATCGTTCCTGTTGGTGTCTGGGTTTTCTTGTTCTGTGATTGTGTCTAGTATGTTTATTGCTTCTAGTAGTAGTTCTTGTTCTTGTTCTAGTTCGTTTATTGTTTTTGTCATAATTGTTTTTCCTCTCTTTCATCGTATTATCTTATATTCTTTTTTCTTGGTTTATCCTGTTACTGTTATTACTTCCGGCTCCTCACTATCAGCATAAGTTACTTGTACTTTGATTATTGCTTCGTTCTTGATATTTATTGTTGCACGTTGTGTGTTTGTCATGCGTAATTCTAGTTTTCCATCGTTCATGTGTGGATAATACACTTGTACTGTGTTGTTGGTTTCACCATTAATGGTTACTTCTGTTGCTTCTATTGTTACTAGTGTATTGTCTCCTTCTTTGTATTGTGGCGTGTCGCTTTGAAACCATTTTGTATCAGTGTATGCTGTGCCGTCGAGGTTGTAAGCGTTTAGTATTATTGTGCTTTGATTGTTGAGGTTTATTGTTGGTTGGAAGTATATGTCTCCGGTTGGTAAGTGTATGAGGTTAGTTAGTTCCCCCCCCCCAGTTGTTACTTCTAGTGGTGGTATTCCTACCATAAGGTCTTCCACTGTGTCTTCTCCGGTTGCTGGGTGGTATGTAACTCGTAACCCATAGTTACTTAATGGTGATGGGAAACTTCCATTGATTTTCCACTTATTGTTCTGCGTGTCTTGGTATATGCTCTGTGCTGCAGGTATGGTACTGTTGCAGATTGCTTGTACAGTTATTGTTTCCCCAGTCTCAGAGTCTAATGTTAGTGTATTCGGACCACCACTACGGGAGTATGTGTCGAATAGTATTTGTTCATTGCTACTGTCTGTGAATCCGAATTGTATTGACCCCTGCACTGTTCCTTGTAGTGTTATTGTTAGGTCGCCTTTGCTGGTGCTGATGGTGGTGCTGGTTTTGATTGCTGGCTCAGATGGTGTTGGCGTGTCTGGTGTGTCTGGTGTGCTTGGTTCTGGTGTCTCCGGTGTCGTCTCGATTAACTCGGATAGTACTTCTTGGTTCTCATAAATATCGACTAGTACTGTGTTGATGTAATCGGCTAGGTGTACTCTTGCTCCTACAGTGCTTAGGTAGTCTATGTAGAAGTCGTTTAGGCTCACCTGCTCATCAAGATTACTTAATAACTCGCTTGGTTTGGTACTAGCTTCCACTGGTACAGTAACTCCAGTCTGTGTCTTAAAATTCAAAGTCATACTACCTGTCTCGGTTATGTCCCCTCCAAGGGTTATGCTTTCTAGGTATGCACTTCCTACTCTTCTCCAGTTCTGGCCACTAGTGAGTAGTTTTACTCCTTCACTACTGTTTTTGTATGTGTTTCCGTTTAGTTTATTCTTGTATTTTCGTCCGATTGGTACATTTATTGTTGTACTGTTCTCGGTTTTGGTTATAGTATAATCTGTCATAATATATTATGCCTCCATTCTCTCTTTTTTTTAATCATTTTTCTATTTTAGTTGCTTTTCGTAAATTGCTCCTCATGAGATACACTGCCATTAGCAACAGTAACACCCACGCTACTAGTTACATCCTCACAGTTAAGTATTATCGTAAATAAATCCCCTACCTCTCCTGTGGACGCACTCACATCTAAGAATACACTAGTACGACTTGTACCATCCGCATGACTGGTTTCTATCCTACTCTCGAATGGAAGGGAACTGTGAGCAGCGTTCATTAGTTCGATATAAACAGGGTCATAATCAGAACCATAATCCAAACATGCCTTGGTAGTCTCTATTTGTTCCACGCTCTCTGCTGCTGGGAGTAACTGTGTAATATCTGATGGTGAAGTGTGAACTATGCTAAAATGGAACTGGTATCCCTCATCTGTTTCTTCACTGCCAGTGTATGTTTGCACGGTCTCGGTTAGTATGTTCTTCCTAGTTGGTACGGTGGGTTCCGGTAATACATTATCACCTTCTGGTGTATCTTCTGTGAATACAATGTGGCATTCTTCATCATGAGATGGTACTGTATACTTATGAGTAAATACATGCTGGGTATCTGATACTGTTAATACTACTCCATCACCTGAGAGGCTGGAGTCAATACTTAGTACATAGTAATTGCTACTGTCTTGGTCGTACACTACTTTGCACGTGGTAGGAACAATCACTGCTTTCTTATTGTCGTATAATTGTACTTGTATTTCTTCAGTTTCTGATAATTGTAATGTGTGTACTCCTTCTTGTGATTCTATGTGTTCTGTAATTATTTGGTTATTTTGTTCGTCTTCTAAGCTGAAAAACAAGTAATGTATAGGGTCAACGTATCTTTGTCCTAAGTAGTATGGTGTTAATCCGTTTCCTAGTGTTATGTCTTGTTCCGGCGTTGGTTCTGGTTCTGGTTCCTGTTCTTCCTCCGCGGTGGGTAGTGTTATTAACTCGTTATCATCACTTTCAGGTACGGTTGGTGTTACTATTGCATTATTATCTAGTTGTACTCTGATTATTCGTGTTAATTGTATTCCCTCTGTCTCGTTATGTATATTAATTAGCAATACTTTTAATGGTTCAAAGGTGAACGTATTATCCTTGAATCGTAGTGTAATTTTATCATCGTTAATATTGTATTCTTGTATTTGTTTGATTGTTTCCTCGTTTATATTGATGTGGTCTTTGTTACTCTTTACTATATCTGAGTAAACAACTCGTAAATCAAATACGGTATCACCTGTTACAATTTGATAATCCTTGTTCAAGCTCCACGTGGATATATCAACAGGTTTATGGTTCACATCAGTAACACGTAATACTAATTCATTATGTTTGAGACTATCAATGTTAAAATAATAATCCTGTTGATCTATTACTAATTTGTTGCTAGGCAGTACCACTTCTTGTATTTTTTTTGTTATATCCCCTGCATGAGTATATAATTCATATAATACTATGCTGATAAAATCTGCTAGGTGAGTACCCACATAGGAATGGGGATAACTTGTTCTCATATAAGACGGTTGGAAATTATCAAAAATAATCTTCGGAATATTACCCTCAGTAAGTGCTACTGCTAAAAGTGTATCATTCACTGTACGGAATACAAAGGTTAAATCCTTATAATCCACACTTGCAAAGTCTGCAACCTCTGCTAATTCTATATATTCTAAATTGAACTGTGTTATCTCTTTCCAGTTATTATGTTTGTGTAGTGTGTATATTTTTCGTTCTTTACGATTATTGATGTATTTGTGGTGATTGAAACGGTTACTGAATGTTATCTTGTTAGTGGGTGTTAATCGTATTTTGTCTTCGTTTTTTATTACTCTAAACTTATTATACTCATTTTTTGTCATATTGTTTATACTCCTATTATGGATTTGAAGAATGCTCCGATTATTATAACTGCTTCCCCAATGATTAACCATTTTAGTTTAGTGTAGTTGGCACAGCATTCTTCTAGTAGTTGTATTCTGGCTTCATGGTCTTCTAGTTTTTCTCCGTAGTTGTCGCTTAGGTTGTTTTCTAGTTCGTCTATGCGTTTGAATAATCGTTCTTGTCCTTTTTCTAGTAGGTGTAATCGGTATACTCTTACTTCGTTGTTGTTTTTTATTTCGTCGAGGGGTTTATGTGGTGTTGTTTTCTGTTCCATCATTGCAATCCCCCTCCGGTTCTCTCTGTTCCGGTTCTTCGTTATTTTTTTTGCCTTGTAATGCTGTAGCAAGAATACCAACAAGAGTAGTAATTACCCCTACATAAACGGTTAATATGTCCACTGGTAATCCTACTAGTGTTAGGATTATGCTTCCAGTCAGTACAATTAGTAGGCTTGTTCCAAGGATGTTTATTATTCTTGTCTGGTTATGCTGGTTCAATAATAGTACCCTCCCCATTTTCAGTTTATTATAAAGTTAATGTTACTATAAAAACTTTAAAAAAGAATAATACTAACAAAAAATAAACTTTATAATAAGTAGTAGGAGTCATATTATGGATACAACCCATCAGATACATATTGGAAATTCTCAAAATTTAAATGAAATCGAAGATGAATCAATAAATTTAATTGTTACATCTCCTCCTTATCCTATGATTGAAATGTGGGATGAAACTTTTTCTAAATTAAATAATAAAATTAAAGATGCTTTAGAAAATAAGGATGGTGTTGAAGCATATAATTTAATGAATTCTGAATTAAATAAAATATGGGATGAAATAGATAGAGTTTTAGTATCAGGAGGAATTGCCTGCATTAATATAGGGGATGCAACAAGGAAAATAGGAGATAATTTTCAATTATATTCTAATCATTCAAAAATAATTAATTATTTTGAAGAAATGGGTTATCAAGTATTGCCTGATATCTTATGGAGAAAACAAAGTAATAAACCAAATAAATTTATGGGATCTGGTATGTTACCTCCTAATGCATATGTAACATTAGAACATGAGTACATACTAATATTTCGTAAAACAGGAAATAGGCAGTTCAAATCACAAGATGATAAAATAAATAGAAGAGATAGTGCATATTTTTGGGAAGAACGGAATGTTTGGTTTTCAGATATATGGGAAGATGTACAGGGAACTAGACAAAAAATGGATAATAAAAAAACACGAGAAAGAAATGGAGCATACCCATTTGAATTTGCATATAGATTAATTAATATGTATTCTGTTAAAGGAGACACCGTATTAGATCCCTTTTTAGGTACGGGGACAACAACAATTGCATCAATTGCTAGTGAAAGAAACTCGGTTGGATATGAAATAGATCCAAATTTTAAAGATGTAATTCTAGAAAATATTTTAACTTCAAAAGATTATTCTAATCAATTTATTGAAGAACGTATTGAAAATCATGAAAAATTTATTCAACAGAGAATATCGGAAAATAAAGAACCAAAACATGAATCAAACAAGTATAACTTTGGTGTAGTTACCAGTCAGGAAAAAGAATTAACATTGTCATTAATAAATAGTATAAATGAAGAAAACGATGTTATTTCTGTAGATTATATAAAAATTTTACATGATAAAAATGAAAAAGAAAAAAAAGAAGTTAAACCTAAAAAAAGATATAAACAAACGACATTTTTCTGAAAAAACATATTTTAAATTTTCTTTTTTAAATTAATTTTTCTATGGAAGGATTAAATTAAGATTATACAATAAAAAAAAAGGTTTATCTTAGGGTGAAAATTGGTTACGGGGGGAATCGAACCCCCTTATCTCTCTAAATTATAAAAATTTATTCTTCAATTTTGGATTATCAATAACAATAATAGGAATAATTTTTTTTGTCAATTGGATACTTTTATCCTTTCGTAACCATTCATATACTACTGCTTCTAGAAAAAAAAATAGCAACGGAGGGATAAGGTGAACGAGTATACAACAGGAGGAAACCGACAAGAACACTAGAGGATTCAACAAGATAGACCACACAGCCTATTAAGAAATATAAGACAAAATACTGGTTAAATCATCTAAATAAAGAGAATAATAAGAGCCCTATAAAACAGCTACATTACTTGAAGATTTAGCAACCACAAAAGCTAAACAAAGTGATATAGTAAAAGTAACTTTAAACGAATTAAACGTTGATAAATCATATAAACTTAGTTTTGGAGTATAAAAAATATTTGGAATTAGATTAAAACTATGTGAGAGTATATTTTAACCAGAATAATCCAAAAATAATTATTATTTGATAAATCGAAATTTAAGAAAACATATAATTACAGGAGTTAAAATAAACTATATGCAAACATAATAAAAGGTAATGTGATTTTTGCTCCGTTCTCTCCATTATTTAGTGTTGTATACTGCTACGAATGGCTGGATGTTTCCCTTGTTGTTTCTTCCTCTGGTGGCTCCTTCCTCCTATTGTTATCCCTCTTAAGAGTTTACGATAATATGTAGAGTTTTTTGTTCCCTCTCCTCCGCTTATGCTATTAATCATATTTTCCCTATTTTAACTTAGAAAAAAAGTATGAAAAAAACTATTTTCTTTGTGAGACATTCTTAAATGAAAGAAATTAATAAGAATTGCATGTATATATTTTTTTTTGAATGCTAACAATTACTTGAACACAAGATCAGTTATTACATTTCAGATATATTAATGAAAAGTTCTCATTGCTAATAATATAGGCGTTATGTTAAATTGGTGATTACTCAGACTTAATCTGGTAGGTTATAATTTATACTAAAATCCATAAAAAAGGCATGGATACGCCAAGTTCTACGAGTGGGTACTATTTTCATTCCAGGAAATATTAATCCGCACTGAGCAGGAGCTTGCAGTACTAGTCCGCATTGTCGGCATGTTAGTTCGTCATGTATTCGGTCATAACGTACTATGTTGCCTTTGCATTCTGGACATATTCTCCTTGAATGTATAGTATGTTTCCCCCTCATAGTATACGTTATGAAAAACAAAGTAGGTAGAAGTAGTGAAATATTAGTAGCTAATATAGATGTACAGATATAAAAAAGAGTAAAAAATGGGGGGAGTGTTTATTATTCTATGATTGCTTCTACAAATCCTATGTCTTGTACACAACTGATAATATTATTTAGAGTGGTTTCGTGGTAACTGTTGCCGTCGTATGTCCAGCATTCGTACATATCTTTTATGCTGTTTGTTATGCCTGTGAATTGTATTTCGTATTGATATTTTTCTTGTTTGATTGTTATTTCGTTTACTGGGTTTTCGTGTAGGTTTTCTAATATGTTTAATAATTCTATTGTGTTTGTTATTTTCATCTTGATCTTCTCCATTATAAATTGTTTTAAAATAGGGGATTAGTATATGTTTAATCCCATTTTTTCTGCTTTTAGTCTTAGGTTGTTTAGTTCGTGTTCCATTTTCCAGCTTCTTCTTTCTCCGTATTTAAATCTGAATGTTGTGTGTGCTAATCCCATGTATATACTGTATGCTTCTTGTTTGTATTTTAGTTCTTCGTTTAGTTTGTTGTATTCGGTTGAGTCGTATTCTACTTCGTCCATTTTATCGAAGTATTCTATTATTTCGTATTCGCTCATTTCTGCCATTATGTTATATGTGTCGTTTAGTTTTTCGCCTATTTGGTTCCATTCTGTTGTTTTTCGGTTTTTGTCAAACCATTCTTTATAATTTTGTTCAACTGTTGTATCTTCTCCACAATGTCTACAAGTCCATGTTGTGCTTTCTTCACTTAGTACAAATGGAATCATAAACCGTCTATATCCACATCGTTGGCATTCTGGGAGGTGCTTGTATAATCCCCCTATTTCCCCCTCTAATCTCTTATTAGTTGAATTTTGCAGTACCTTTTCTGTGAAGTAATCATCTAATTCTTCTGATAGTAATGCTACTGGAGAATTTTCTCTTTGTATATGTTCTTGTAGTATATGGTAATTTGCGAGTAGTAGCTCGTTTGTTAGTTGTTGTTTTTTGTTTAATTCTTCAATTTCTTTCAGAATTTCTATGAGTAGAAAACCGTTTGTTTGCCGTTGTTGATTGTTTAGTTCTTCTAATTTTTTCAGTATTTTATCATCAGTACTAATGTATCCATTTTCAGTCATTATTCTTTCACCTCCCCTCTTTCACAGTTACTATCATCATCTTTTCTTTGATAATCTGGACATATTGTTGTTGAACATGTAATGGGATGTCCCTTAAAACAATGTACACTCATGATATACCCTTTTGCATCATAAATTATTGAATAATACTGACATTTTTTACATCCCTTCATTCTCTTATTTCCTCTCATAATTTTTTATTGCCTCTGTTGTATCTTATCTTTATTGGTACTCCTTTGTAGAAGAGTTCCATTTCTTTCTTCTTATTTTCTTCATAGTTGTGTTGTATTTGTTTTTTTATTTGTTCGGTTGTTGTCTTCTTTATGTGTCCTGTGCTTACTGGAGTACTGTCTTGGAGTAATTCTGTGCTGATTTCATCAATTGCTTCGTATATTTTTCTACGAGTATATTCCAAGTTCTTGTTTATCATGTATTCTCTGCATTGTGGTGATGGACATTCTTTTATTATGCTTGGTTCTATTAGTCCTTCTATTTTGACTTTGATACGGTCCTGAAGTATTTCAGTCTTTGTTTTTGTTTTTATAGTCATCTTCTACTATCTCCCATTTATCTATGTGTTTGAGTTTTTCTGCTAAGTCTAATTTCATCTGTTTATTCCTCCAGTATTTCCACATCATCAATAAACTGTAGGTTTAGCTGACTTGCTAGTTCCAGCTTCCCCCTGTTCAAGCATTTTTTGTATGCTTCTTTTTCCGTGATTATTTCTGCATAACTCGTTTCTGGGTTCTGCTTATCATAATACATCAGGCATAATTCTCCCTCGTGTCTGCCATACTTACTGTCTAGTCGTATTAGTCCGACTTGTCCGTTCTGATTAACATAATCCGGAGCAGTGGACAAAGTAAGATTATCCACGAACTCCACAGTACCAATAATCCTGAGATCATCATTCAAAATAGGCAATAACATAATACTCCTCCCACCTGCTGCATACTAATAGCACATAACATATTAAACAGGAACGAAGCCACCATGATAAGTACGATAACGGCTAATACTGCCATTAATCCTAGTACTAGTAAGTGTGTTATTAGGTCTACTTTCTTATTCATTTGTCGTATTTTGTTTTTCCTCATAGAATTTACACTCCTCCGTCCACATATCCATATGCCATTTACAACTGTATAATTCTCTGTGGTAATCCTCACCACTCCATATATACTTGGTGTGGTGTTTGCATTGTTTACAATTTATCATTTTATCACCTTGTAGAATTTGAGTATTTGTATTAATTCTCTAGTATTATAACATTCAAGTAATCTTTTTAGTGCTATCTCTTTTATTATACTGTTACTTACATCTTGACCTGTTAAATTAATTAGGTCTTCATGTAATAATAATAAGTCTCCCTTATTTTCTTCCAGTAATTGTTCCATCTTAGTACCATGTTGTGCCTGTGTAAAAAGGAAGTTAAGTAACTTCATAATATCACCCCCTCATCATCATCATCACAGCTATACTTACAGTAACACTCATAAATCATCTCCGGATTCACCTTATCCAACTCCTCCAACGTCGTACCCCTTTTTCGTAACTCATTCGCTGTTAAGCTAATAGCAGTAATATCTCTTACTGCTACCAACTTAATAAGCGTACTAATCTCCCATATTAGGCTATTCATACCTTATCTCTCCCACAAAGTATTTAATCCTGCTCCAGCGAGGGTTATTTAAAAAATTATTAAGATTGTGTTTGTACTGGAAAATCGTTTCAGTGCTGATATGATCTACTGTGTCAAAATATTTTATTTTGAATACTCGTCCCCGTTTTTCTGGTATGTTTTCAAGTTCCTTTCTTGTTACTATTCGTTCTACCGTGTATTTAATCATAATCCTAACCTCTTTAATTCGTCTTTTATCTGTTTTAACTCCTTTTTAAAGTCCTCATTTCTTTTTTCTTTAAAATTACTAGTGCCAAGTTCAAACCTTTTGAACTTTTTATAGTATTTCCGTGTGGTTTCCAGGTTTTGCTCCAGTTTTGCATAGTAGGAGCATTTCTTGCAGCAGTATTTGGTGGCGTTGTGTCCTCTGTCTAGTGGTACTCTGAATGTCCTGCCACACCATTTACAGCTTCGTTCTCGTGTCATGTTTTGTATTATTGTCATGACCCCCGACCTCTATTCTTTGATGATTTCTAGGCACTGCTTGTACATGTTTTCATCAATTTTTCCATACTTTTTCATACTATCCAATTTATTATAGATAGTACCGCGATTAAATGGTACATTGTTTCCAAAGTCTTTTTTTATTTGTTGGAAAATTGATTTGCTGGTTATGTCTATGTTGTCTGGTATCTGAAAATTCTCTTTACTCTTATTGTTGTTGATCTTCTGATTACCCTTTTTATGGTTAGGTTTACATGTGGTTTCTATGTCTTCCGGTACATGCTCCACAATATCCAACGCTTGAAGCCATAAGGTCCTACGAGCGTATGTCTGTACTGCTTGTTCATCTTTCATTAGTACTGTGATGTCCCCCTTAGGTAATCCTTCTCGTTGTATCACTCTTAGTCTCGTATTCCATTGTACCCATGCCCCAGTCTTACTATCAATTATCTGCAAATACATGCACTCATACTTGCAGAAAAAGGCACTTGCAAGTCCTTTCTCCAATAATGCTGGTACTATCACAGGTGTAATGTCTTTCAACTCGAAGTAATTGTATTTACCAAAACTATTAAATCCACTCCTTGTAATCTCCGTGTTAAGCAGTACCTGTTTCACCTGTTGTATCTTGAACAAGAGTTGTGCTTCATCTTTACTATAGGTTCTGAATTGTTTTTCCCATTTTTCCAACTCAGCACTAATATTATCCACTTGTTCCTCTAATTCTTTGTTCTTAATCTGTAATTCTGTGATTACTTCCTCTGCCACATCCATTTATAACACCTCATACTCTCCATTAACCATTTTCAACATTCCAATCTGCACCAAATGATTCAATGCTGCATATACCTCTTCACTAGTATACTCCCTACCACTATGCTTACCAGCCACTATCACGTGCTTTACTACTTCCTCCTTAGGAGCAATATCCAAAAGAGACAGGTTACGAGTTACACGGTAAGTATCGTGTAACAGGTACTTATTCAGTGCCATTTGCTAGTCCTCCATCTTTAACATGAACTTAAGTTCATATTCTAATCCTTGCTTGTTAGCTCTTAGTATGTCATACTCATGTTTAAGCTTGTTTATGATCTTCTGTAAATTATCTAGTTCAAGTGTTGCCATCTGTTCACGCTGTTTAATAGTCTTGTACTCTTGTAAGTACTCATCACTATTGCACCGTTCGATAAATTCTTGTTCGTATTGATGTTTACGTTGTCTGAGTTGATCTTCTACTCGTATTAGTAACCTGTTGGTAGCGTTTAGTTGTGCTATTACTTCTGAATAACCATTATCCCTATTATCCTTTATGCCTGTAATTTCAAAATCATATTCTAATCCAAACTGCTCAAATTCATCTTCGGGTAACATACTAATAATATCCGTCATACTCCTAATCCTCCCGTAATTTTTGACATACTTCGTCAATGATTTTTGCTATATCCACTTCTTTCTCCTCCAATAATTTAATCTGGTCTGTAGGGATTTTAATACTGGATTTTTGCTGTGTTTCTTCAACATTATAACACTGTTTGAACTGATTTATGGTTACTTGTCCTTTCTTCATTAACTGTTCTACATTTTTCAGTATAACTTTTGATTTAGAACTTCTTTTGTCTATTCTACAACCTTTGGGAAATCCATGTTTTAGCATTAAATCTCTAATCATTATACAATCTTCCAAGTCTTGTAAATTAATCACTGTCCCCCCACCCATACAATATGGTCTTTCAACTGAAAAAGAAGTTGGATTAGCTACAATATAAGATACATCTTTTTTAAGATCAATCCACACAATTTTCTTTCCACTTTTAATAGTACCCTCAATATTAAAAAATCGGATATGATGAGGTCCAACAGTACCTTTATATGTTACTTTTAACATTTTACGCACACCTCTTTTTATTCTAGTAAAGCATACGTGCTCCAAAAAAGGAATATATTCTTTAAGTTGTTTAGATTGGAGGTGCCATTTAAATATTTGATTATTAAAAACCACTACTGCTATTTCTCCAATTATATTACCTAAATATATTAACTTAGGTTTATTCACATCAGCTTTATTAAAGATTAACGTAGGCAGTTCATCCCAGTTATCTAATCCATTGTTAAACCTTACTTTATCAAATAAATTTCCATAAGTTTTCTGTAGTTTACGTAACTCCACATATTCTTTTGTTGGTTTATTGTTACTCATTTCCTTAATCCTCCTTAACTTTTCTGTGATTCAAACTGTTTCCACCGTTTAAACTGTTGGTACTCTTCCCAATCTTCAATAGGTACTGTAAATTTCCCACCTGAAAAATAACTCCCCTCTTCATTGTACAATTTCTGTATTTCCTCTTTTTTAATCACATTATGTGATTCCACATACTCTGTTATTTTCCTATTTATTCCATGTGGTGCTTTTTTACGTCCAGACATCATCTCCGGAACATTAGCAAAACATTCAGATTCATAAAAATCTCTTAATTTCATAGCTGTTTGAATTGTCGTACCACCTACTACTGTTCTACTTCTGATATGATTAGGTATTCTTATTTGATATACCCCTCTCATTTTAGTTATTCCCTGGAGGTTGTATTCTATGGGGTGCCATTCACTACTCAATTTTTGTTCAATGATGAATGTGTCCTCTTTTTTATGTTTGTTGTTTTTAATTCTGCCTTTGTATGTTACTCTGATAATTGCTGATCCTTTACGATTTGCTGGCATGCACTGTTTTAGGTAGGGTACTTTCTTATGTAGCTGTTTTGGTTTTAATCCCCATTTTAGTATTTCCTCAGGGTCTCCCTCTGTAAGATTACATACAAAGCAGTAATCCTCGCTTGGAATAAGTATTAATTCTAATACTTGAGGTTTGTCTATGTTTTGTGAGTTAAATATCATGTAATTTCC